TTCTAAATCTGTGCGGCCATATATGCTTGGTGAAAACTCGCCTGCGTTAAACGAATGTTTTATGAAATTATACCGCGACCCTGCAAAAACAGTAAAAGCGATGAGCAGTAGTAACCCGAAATATATAGATATTCTTTTCTTCAACCCCAACCTCCCTCGTCAACATATCGGTTCTTTTCTCTTATCAGACTTCCAGGCGTTACGCTCTTTGAGTCTGATTCAATAGCATCATGAACATCTACAACATACATTTTATAAACAGTATCAATGTTTTTAGGCGAGATGGAAGGTGAAAGCTCGTAGGCTATTCGCCCGGCTAATGCCCGGATAAACCCTGTTGTAAATTCTGTAACCGTAGTGACCTGCGCAATGTAAATAAGAATAGGGTCTTCATAATCGGATAAGATTCGTTGAGAATTGCCGGAACCAATTAACTCATACTGCGGTTTTTCTTCCATTGTAACGATTTTCAGAAAATCGGCAGGTACTTCATATACATAGCCATCCTGGTAGTCAGATAACGGTTCTTTACGTATAACCGTGCCGCCAGAAGTGTACGTAGTAAATTTTGTGGTATCGATACCATAGCATTCAAACGTATTTGCGTCTTTATTTGCAACCCTCACATAAAAGCCGTTGATTTCCGTCATGCCGGATACATCATTGATATACACCTGCCAGCCGTCCTCAAACCCATGCGCAGTTGCCGTAACGACCGCAGGATCAGCTTTGGTTATGCCTGTAATAGTTATTTCATCATAGTCAGATTCGTCATACCCTGCAGCTTTGTTTAGTTGCAGATGCCTTTTGGCAAACTGCCAGTTATAATCCCCGATTTCTGAAACAGCAAATATTCCTTGAAGCATTTCATCCCGGATTTGCTCATAAACATCGTTACAGGCTATTTCCTCGGCTGTTGAGGGGCTTGTGGTTATGTCTGAAACCTTTTCAGCGCCTAACCTGTGCATTGCTATGTTACATATACCCTCTGCGTCTGTTATTGCCATAGTTCCTTCCTATAGGTGGAGTGCAAGGCTACATCAGCTCACACCCCACCCGTCTTAAGGAGGTCTCCGCACCCCGGAGTTACCCCCGGAATGCCTAAGAATTATTAATTATAGCAGATGCGCCCGTACCGGCCACAGTCACATATAACCCAGTGTCACATCGTATGCCTGGTATCCAGTTTCGTCCGCCATAATGGTTTGCAGCCGTAACTGTGAACTCAAACACCTTGTTTGCTGCCCCAATACCGTCTGAAGATGTTTTATTATACCCAATTACAACAGCGTTGTTATTCCCGTCTGTGACTACTTCAACACCGTATAGGGTTGTCGGGCCAGCGCTTATTGTTGCACTTGCAGTGATTTCAGCCATTATTTCTTCTCCTGTTTGGGATTAGTAGCGGCATCTTTCGATTCCGCAGTTTCCCGTTTCATTAGTTCGCTCCATACCTTTTTACGTCTCCATGTATGGGGAACCACCTTCATGAACTTCCGAAGATCCGTTCTTAATTGTTCCGTGCTTCGCTTATCGTCCCCAGCCGTCATTGCTCTTTTCTCTGCCGACCCGGACTTGATGATTTTCTTTGCTTCAGCAGCAGGCGCAAAATGAGTACACCCGTTAGCATCGTGTTTCCATCCTTCCGGTAATTTTTCCCCGACATGAAAATATTTATGTGCAAAAACGCCGTCCGAATAATAACAATTTCTGATTGCTACATATTCCATCTTAAACCTCCTTATGGTACGTGTCAATTTTGTTTGGAAATATTGGTTTGCCGTCACTGAATTCAAGGCAAGTCGCATCCCCTCTATCCCATGCAAACTCTAACCATTTTCTTATGGTATGGTCAGCTATATACTTCGGAGTCGACACTTTCCTTGAAGGAAGCTCAATCACTTCCATAACTTTGTCTTCTAACTCATCGGCCCATTCCGGCACAACATATTGTTTTGACGGCCCTGTTTTCAGTTCCATCTCGGTACATCCCCGTTTAAGAATAACGCCAACATCAGACCCTACAAACACATCAACCAAATCCCTGATTGTTTTATAACTCTTTTTGCCTTCTTTAAGCCCACGATTATATTGATACCCACCGTAATTAGCATGAACATAGACTCTTTCCTCAACCCCACATTTACAATGTAAACCCCGTTTTACAAATTCAGTATTCATAAGTTCATACAACCTTATTAGCTGTGCTACAGTTTTCGGCCTGATAACCACCTTATAACATTCTCTGCATCTTCTTGGTAAAAAGCCCAATGCATTAAACAAATAAGTATCAAAATCACAATGTAAGTCGGGATGCGGATTTACATATATCCACGGCCCGGACGGTAATATTGCAGGCTGGCACTTAAACTTTTGCGTTTTTATGTCGATATACCAGCCTGTTTTAAACAATGGTTCTAAAATATCAACAATATCTCTGCCCTGTATTGCTTTGTACACACCTTCCTCCTCAAGAAGTTGTGGGGGCATCTCAGCCCCCGTTATTATTAGTCAATCACTTCGTTTTTCAAACCCAGCCACACATTACAATTCCCGGCAGAAATTGAACCGCTCTCGGTCAGTAACGCACCAAGGTATTTCAATCTTTCTGTTCCTGCTGGAAGAATGACGGAATACTTTGTCCCGGCAGCAGCGGCAGCAGAAACGTTGATAGTCGCCAATGTCGTTCCCGAAGCGGAAAGACTTGCGTCTGCCGTTTTTGTGACCAGCGTAATGGCCATTGTTCCGGTACTCGTTAGAGTAGTTGTGATAGCAACATTAAAAGACATGCCGCCAATCTGGTTTGAGATAGAGCTTCCCCAGGCATCAGTCGATGAATGGGTGTTCTCGTGGACAACAGTACTAACCGCTGTAGCGGTCATTGCCTGTTTATCGCTGAATTCAAATGTTTTATCTAAGGCCATCGTTCTTTCTCCTTATAATTTAATGGTTTATGTTAAAGCGGTTTCCCTGACTATGTCAGAGCGGTTTCAGTAATGGTAATTGCATCCACCTGACGGATCGGAATGCCTTTAAACATCATTGTCGGGCCAGGAGCCAAACCGTCTGTTTTATAAAAATATGTGTTTGATTTGTCTTTTTCCAGTATCTCAATTTGAGTCATAACTGTTTCATTCACATATATCCGTCTGCCGGGGCCTTTGGTCATTCTGTTGACAAGAGTAATTAAGTTATCAGGATCAAAAGTGTTGCTTGACCCGGTTGACTCAATGTTTGCCAACCTGCCGATACTCTTATTGTTTTTAACAACCATGCCGGCTTTCCACTTGAAAATGTCTTTATAAGCCAGGAACGATTTAGAATCAGAGTCCAATACGTCCACAACACCCCTGTCAATATGTTCCAGGCCAACGATGGAATTACGTGGATACATCATATAGCAACTGTTCATTCCCCAATCGATAACAAATACCGATGTCAAGTCACTCCCCGTGCCGCCCTCGTTGATTACATTTGCGGATGCTGCTATACTGTCCAGCCTGGGCGCAAGCCCTGTAAACTTCTCTGGATCGGCTGAAGCGTCACCATAAACCATAGCTGTTGCCATGTCCTGCGAAAGGCCTTCAACAAAAGCCATCGCCTCATCCGTTCTCGCCTGCTCTGGGTCTTTAAAAGACTTAATCAAGTCCACATCGTTTTCAGAGTGTGCTTCTAAAATGCCGATTACATCGACAAGCTCAACGGTTTCACTCGCTGTGTTTGAAACACCTTCGTTAAACTTTCTCCACGTGCCACTCGGCAACCTTGACCGCCTGGTTGTTTTGTTTGAATAATTGTCGTTCGCCTCTCTCCAGACAGCATCAGCAACCATATCGTTTGTTTTGTTCAAAACTTCAGCGATTGTTGCGAGATTTCCGTCAGGATCGTGCCGTTTAACGACCTCGACTAAACTCATTCTTGCTTCATTAACGTCCATTGCCATTGTCTGTATCTCCTATAGACCGTCAGTCCATATCCTTAAAAACCAGCCGTGGGCTTCCGTCAGGCCCTGTCGGTCTCGTTTTCCCTCCCGCAGATGCCAATTTAAGCACATCGGGAGAAATTTTCTTTTTAATGTCGAGCATAGCTTTCACCCAATCCGGATCAGCTTTTAAATCTGCACGTTCCATTAGCTTTTCCAGCCCAAGCGCCCTGCCGACTTCCTCTGTCTGTTTTTCAATTTCGTCTTCCTCTAACCCTGTTTCTTGTTTAATCTGGCTCCACGTCTCTTTTCGTTGTGCTTCGTAGGACTCCATGACCCGACCAATTCTTTTAACGTCAAAATCGTTCAGCCGTGCAAACTGGTCTTTCGTAAGTCCCACCTCCAAAGCAAAATCTTTAAAGAGTGCGTGTTCGGCCTCATCAAACGAAACGCCTTCCGGAAAATCGAAACTATATTCATCAGGCTTTTCCGGTATGACCGGAACTTTACCTTGAATATCTAAATAGGATGTTGCTAACTTACCTACGTCCATGTCTTTAAATGTTTCATTCTCTCTTAAGTCTTCCGGCAACAGGCTTGTAAAATCTGTAGGTTTCGACATGGTTTCCACAAATTTTGATGCAAGTGTTCCTGTATCCTCAATCCCTGCCAGGTGTTCATTCTCTCTTATGTCCTCCGGTATTGCTTCAGTAAATTTGCTCATCGTCAACCTCCTTAAGTTGATGCTCTATTTGTTTAAATTGCTCCTGCCTGTTTTTAAATACATTTTCACTTTGCAGGTTTAACCAAGCCTTGATAACTTCCGGAGCAGCCTTTACAACATCAGCCCAAATCTGACTTGAAACTGCATACCTGCCGCAAGCGAAATCACCTTTAATAATTCCACCAAAGTTGCCCAGCTTCATAATCCAGTCAAACACTTCAACCCCATCCGGCGAATCAAATATGGCTTTAAGTTTTTTATAAAACTCCGCTTCTTTAGTTAATCCCACAAGCTGGTTTTCTAACGATTCTCTTTTATTCATGTAATTGAGTCCTTAAGTTCTGACAATGCTGTACCTGTTTCCGTGCTTGCTTGCCCCAAGTCTTTAACGTTCTGAACAGCGGCCTGCTGCTCAACCATTTGTTGTTCCTTCTGCTGTTGTTCCTGCGCCTGCTGTTTTATGGCTTCCACTTTGTCATTATCCACCATGATCTTAGCCGGTAACCCCACCATATCGCCAAATTGATCCTGGAATTCGTTCCAATCGGTCTTATAAATTGCAAACGGATCAAGCTGCGATACTCGTTCAGCCATTGCAAGGTACGCATGCATAGACTGGCTCATTACAAGCTTTTGAGCTTGTGCAAGCAGGCTGATATATTCTATCTTATATTCTGCATCACTCAATTCAGGCGGAGGAGGCGGAATCTTCCCGGTTCTTAACCCCATACTAAGTGTTGTATTAACAATAACATCCAATAATTCATGTATTTGCCGCTCTATTGCCGGTCCAATCATAAGCAGCTTTTCTTCGTGCCGTTCAAGTATTTCAGTTGCGGTTTTCTGCCCCATCCTGTCATTGGCTATCATTAAGAACAGGTCATTATAAAATAGCCTCCGCATTCTCTCATCATACCTGTCAATTTTATTATCCAAAGCCGTTAAGCCGTTCAGGTCAATTTTAATCAAGGGGAATAACCCCTTTTCTTCGTTAAGTCCTACCGGGTTTTTTGCACCGGGCGTAAGGTCAAGCATTCTGTCTTTCAATGATGGTGGCACACCCATAGGCGGCTCATTTACCAAGTCTGTAGTTTTAAGGCTGTTTTTCTCCATCTTCTGGATTGCTTTTGATATCCCCAGCCCAAACAGCCCCGGACCCCAGCCCCATGCTTCATTAGTAAGTGCTGTCCATCTCGGAGTCGCAATAGGCATCTCATGATAACCTTTATAGCTAAGCTGCTTATTTTCCTCGCCTTTTTCAAAATAAATTGACCTGATAGGCATGTTGGTATAATCAATCATTTCGTAATTTCTATCCGGGTTATATTCTACAATATGAATAATGTTGACCCACTCAAACTCATTAGTATTATATAGTTTTAATACTTTCTGGCTGCAATTCTCTGCTCCGAACATCTCAATAACCTGGAAAGCCTGCATTTTAATCTCCCGGGTCATTGTGTGACAGGTCCCGTCAGGATTAACGGCTATCCGGTAATCGCCTATTGTGAATTGATGGAACTGAACCATGTTTTCAGGATGCTCGTCGATAAACACACAGGCTGTACCAAAAGCGCCCAGTTCTTCATAAACACCATGAATCATGTTATATAAATTTGATTTCTTAAATATGGAAGCAACCCGCCTCTCAGCATCATCCATCCAATTCCTGAAAGGCCCGTATTTGTTCATCTCAGTGTCTTCAAGACCGAATTGTATCCATGGCCGGGCAGGAGAAGATAACCCGCCGTGTAAGCCCGCACCAAGCACAGTGAGCACATTCGCCGGAATCGGGTTGATTAGCTTATACCCTTTCTTGACATCCTTATATGGTCGGTATCCCTGATCAACAAATCGACCACGGCCCACGGCTATATATTGCGCAATCTCCTGATGCAGCGCCTTATACTCAGCATACTGCTTATCAAGGTACTTGTGCTTATTCGTAAGCCTTGCATTAAGCTTTTTAGGCTGTCCTTCAGTAATTGATATTACATTTGTGCTTGTTGCCATTTATTGTCCTCAAAAAGAAAACCGGCATATATGAAGGTAATGGCTCCATACAGCCGGTTCCTTTGCGCAATAAAAAAAGGGATTAAGTGAGTGCGCACTCAATCCCTTTATGTTATCGCTGTTTTTCCTCCTGGCCGGGAGGAAACTTTATTGAATTTTAAGCTGCTTTGTCTTCTTTAAGAATAAGCAAAGCGCCCTTTAATTTTTCTTCTCTGGCTTTTAATTCCTCCAACTTCTTAAGAAGTCGTTTGTTTTCCTCACATGTCTTCTGGTACATACGTTCAAGTTGTGCATATGTGTAAACCTTTTGTGGTATTTCGATTTTAGGCCTTGCGTGCTTTTTTATTACAGCATCAATTTCCGGTTGTGCCAATACCACAGGCTGTGAGTCTGTAACCTTTTGTTTTTTCTGCTTTTCTTTTACCTTCCTGTTAAGTTCCTCAAATACTTTTGGAGCTTCCAGCGGTGAACATTGTTTGTTTACCTTTACCACATTACCGATTCCATATGTTTCTACCTCCTTTGGTGTTTTCACATATGCAAGGCGTTCCTGATAGTATCTTTCATAGGGTAACAAATACTTAATGGTAATGTAATTCTTGAATGTTTCATTTTTAAACTGCTTGTTTTCACGAAACCGCTTTGTCCTTTCCAGAAAGTACAGCACCGATATGAACTTGACTCTGTTTTCAACACTCTCCTTTAATGCACTTTCTGCAATGGTTTCAATCTGCTCAATGCTTTTCTTTTCTAATAAATCTTGAATTGCCATTTTTTAACCTCCTTAAGGTTATAAGTTGCGCAATCGTTTGCTGGGTTTTATTTATTCCCTGGCTCGCAACCTGGGGCTAAGTTTTATTTCTCCCTTGGCTCGCAATGTTTGACTATGTTTTATTGACTTCATGGCTCGCACTTCTCCCGTAGGTTTAAGGTTTGTTTTGGCTCGCAACTCAATAATAGGTTTTACTTTTGTATTGGCTCGCACTCCGCTTATAGTTTTTAGGCCTAAGATGGCTCGCAAATGATCAATAGGTTTTACTACTTGAATGGCTCGCAAGTCTTTCATAGGTTTTAATGAGCAGGTGGCTCGCAAGGGCACAATAGGTTTTACTTTTCAACTGGCTCCTCCCAATAATAAGGTGCGATTATACCTGTATGTTTTAAAACCACATCTGCATATGGGCCTGCGGTTGATTTACCCGCTATTTCTCTCGCAACGTGCCAGAAATGCGATAAGAATAGCTTCCCCACCTCATTCCTTGCCATGTTGTGTCTATGCCCTTTTGAAGCGTCTGGGTGCGTTTGCTCTCTTTTCTTTTTACGTGCAAGGAAAAAAAGTTTATAAGGAGTATCTTTCTGCT